TTCGGTTCCCGGCGTCTCCCGCCAAAGGTGAAGTTGCTGGCGGCCGAGCTATTGTGGATGCTGTGGACGTCCTCGACGGCGATCGCCAGCGTCCCCCCACCTCCTTCTTTGATTTTATCTGCGGCATCGAGGAAGAAACTTGATATAGCCCTAAGATCTATATCCCCCTTAACCGATATCCTTGGAGTCATAATTACCTTAACCTCGCCATTTTCTGGGATCATGGACAATCCTCCGGTGTCTATACCCGGATCTATACCTATTGATATATTCATAACTTCAACGTATATAATGAATGGAAATCCTCCGGTCTAAACACCTGTATTGAGTTATCCGGATACATACCTATATAATAACCGTAAAAAGCCCGTAGAATGCCATTTTCTAGCCTTATATCCAATGCCTTTACCTTATTCCCTTCAACCATAACATCAACCTCATCAGTCTTGTTAGATATCTTATCGAACCATTCAGGTATAGGATCAATACCGTACCTGAATGCGTTTACCGTTGATTTTATCGAGATATATGTTCCCATATTAGATAAGATTACAATCGTCTCGTTTAACAACCTTAAAATCGCCATTTCTAAGTAATATCGCTACATCAGATCTCGTATACGTAAGAGGTGTATACGATACCAAATGATAAGATGCCTGCCCGACGGCGGGGCGAACTGGTCTTAATACGGCTATGGCTATATCGCCGCCAAGTTCCGTACCACCGGTAACACCCTGTAGGCACATGTATATGAATCCCTCATACTCATATCTCTTTCCGATAAACTCACTCATGGGAATACCTACGAACAGATAGTTCTTCACATCCCCTTTCTTAACCTCGACAGCGTTCTCTACACTGGACGGTATTACGTCTACAAATTTTACTCCTATTGCCATGATTACAAATTCAATTTAGTTCTTAATTCTTGACACAATTCTTGATTATCCCTCATGATACTTAACGTATTATCCACTCCATTCCCTACCCGGACCTCGCCATACCAGTACCATGATCCTTTACGGGTAAAGATACCGGTTTCCTCACATAACTTCAAAAGTTCAAGCTCCTTGTCAAATCCTACGCCATAATACAAAGCCGTCTCTGCTATCTGGAAAGGTATAGCTGTCTTGTTCTTCAATACCTTTATCCTAACCTCATGACCGATAGAAGACCCGTCTTCTCCTACAATGACCTTCTTCCTCGACATCTCCATACGGATAGAGGCGTAGAATTTAAGGGCATTACCGCCGGTTGTTACCTTAGGATCACCGTATATTACACCAATCTTCTCACGATACTGGTTGATGAATACCAGAACACAATCGCTTTTGTTTACGATCCCGGTAAGAACTCTCATAGCTTTTGACATCAACCGGGCTTGTAATCCCATGTTGCTGTCTTCCATATCACCCTCAATCTCCTTCTTAGGGACTAGATTCGCCACAGAATCCACGACAATAAAGCCTACCCTGCCGGACTCCACCAGCTTGGCCGTGATATCGATAGCCAACTCCCCGTAGCTTGGCTGGGAAATAAGGAACCGGTTCACGTCCAATCCCATCTTCTTAGCGTATTCGATATCAAAAGCGTTCTCCACGTCTATTATAGCTACCAGCTTATCGGGGTGCTTTTTCTGGAACTCGATCATACTTAACGTACACATCATGGTCTTGCCACAAGATTCCATCCCGACCAGCTCATGGATCCGGCCTACCGCCCATCCGCCGCCGAGGGCCTTGTCCACCACCAGCGAACCAGTGCTTTCCCTTGGTATGGATATTATAGGCTTATCGTCACCGAAGTTCATTATCGAGCCTTCTCCAAGCTCTTTATTTAAAGATGATACTAACTCATCTACGTCTGAAAAAAGTTCTTTCTTAGCCATTATAATCCGTATTCCTCGAAATTAAACAAATCCTGTTGTTTCTTGATCATATCCTTCCCGATATCAGATATCTTTTCCGGATTCAAAACACCCTCATTCTCATCTACCTTATCCATAAAGTCAGATATCTTATCGCTTAGCAGTACCATATCTTCCTTAGGCACTGATTTTAGATAAAGCCCGTCTATAGACCTACATCTTGAAAGAGCGGTATATATCTGCCCTATCTCGAAGGCTCTGCTGATGTCTACAAATATATTATCTAAAGTCATTCCCTGAGATTTATGAACGGTTATGGCGTATCCTAACCTCAATGGATATTGTATTATATAGCCGCAAGAAATGCCTTCAAGGGAATCATCTACCTGCTTGTACTTCATCTTCTCCCATTTCTCTTTGGTTATCTCCACCTCAGTATCGTTATCTAGATGAACATATATCGTCTCATCAACAGTATCTATGCTGGTTATGATACCCATTGAGCCATTGACATATCCATTGCCGTTTCTGGTTATTATGACCTTAGCTCCTACTTTTATTATAAGTTCATCCTCACATGGAGCCGCAGGTTTTTCACCGAATATCTTAGCCTCGAATTTAAATACCTTATTATCTATCTTATCAAGATTAGATTTGTTTATCTCATAAGCCTCCTTATTGGTTGAGCATATTACTATAGTATCATTCATATTCTCAGGGTATATCACCCTTGATTTTAGGATAGATCTAGATTCCTCGGTAATAACCCCACATCTTATATCCTCCAATACAGACAAAAGTTGTGGGTCTTTTTGACGGAATACCTTATCGAAGGTAATTACCGAGAATCCTGAGGCTCTTAATGCCTTTGACGAGAAAAAGAATCGGCTTTCATAATACTTATCAATAAAATCATCAACGGTCACTACAGGAGGTAATTGTGACAGATCGCCGAACATAATCAGCCTAACTCCACCAAAAGGTTCCCTGCTTCGTTTGCATTGTCTAAGTACGTCAGCTACCTCATCAAGTAAATCAGGCCTTACCATACTGATCTCGTCGATAACGATAGTATCAAGATTCTTGATCTTCTTCTTCATAAACGGACTTACATCCACCTTATTCGATAACATACCTCTCTCGATAGAAGGAATGTAAGGATCGTTCTTTATAGAGAAGAACGAATGGATGGTCTGTCCACCGGCATTCAAAGCCGCTACTCCAGTCGGTGCTACGATAACGCACTTACCCAAGAACTTTACGATACGTCTCATGAACGTACTTTTACCACTACCAGCTCTACCGGTAATGAACAGATTCTCCCTAGTGGTGAAAATCTTCTTCAAGGCACGACCCTGCTCCACGTTTTTATCCACCGTCATAATATGACGAAGGAGGTCGTTTTCATTTCTAAAATCCTCTTGTACCATATCTTTTAAGTTTATGGTACAAAGATACGAATAGTTATAATTAACTATTAAAAATAAATGTGAATAATATATAAATATTAAATTTTATATCTGATACTCAAATCATCCAGCCTTACTCATCTCAACCCCTTTTACCCCTAAGAAAACGTCTTTTATAAAATATTCGGCGATAATTATATGCATTATCGTTCCTCTGTATGATAGTCTTAGGTGTCCGATAGTTACGTTTTTCCTGTCTTTGGTATTGACTATTCCATTGTTTTTCTTTACCTCATCATATAAATCGGATATAGTCTTACAGCACATACTAAGAACTTCTTTTATCATCCGATATACCGTTCTTTGGGATATTAGCATCATACCTTCTTTTGATAACTTTATATTCAATCTATCCATAAGATATGACACATTGAATTTGACAGTTCTTTTTTTAGTTACCTTATATATCTTATTTATATTTCTGTTTCTAGCTGAGAATATTATTTTTGATAACATCTTGACTCTATTTAATTTACGACTTTTGTTAGCCATCCATCTTCTGGTATTCGAATCAAGATTTTTATCAAGGCAGGTATATACAGATTCTCCTTTCTTTACAAACATATCCTTTATCCTTGGGGTCTTACTAGCCTTATGCTTGTATTTTATGATATCCGATAAAGCTATCATAATCTCTCCTTCAGCCCAAGCCTTTAAGCTTATAAGCTGGTAGTTCATATCCTCATGAGAATCCCTTAATACATGTCGGTAGCAGAAATAAGCGCATCCATCTGATAGGATATCAATAAAATCTTTGGTATTGATCTCTATCTGATCTCTATTCCCGCCATGCATCCTATTTCTTAGAAACACATGTTTGAATACGTTTATGATAATAAGATATATCATTGCCATCTTACATTCATCACTGATCTGAATACCTGATCCATGATACTCCTCATGTTTCAATGAATATTTTATAGCTGTCACTTTTTTGCCTTCCTTATTGGTAACAGGCTTGAAATCGACTGGGCATATAAGTGATCCAGCTGGAAGTTTTACGCATCCTAGCTCATCTTTTTTGGCCTGAATATTACGTGGAGTATATCTTTCGGTAAGAATCTTATCGAAATTTGATTTCATTTTATGTAAAAGTACTATCTTTGTTCCCATAGGATATTTTATTTGCTGCGAATATACAAGTTTCATCAATACGAAACAAGTTATTCGGATGGATGGGTAGCCTGGGAAGGTCGCCCATTTGTTGTTTATACGAAATTATCGTAATAAATTAGAGAGGGTAAATCACTGTGTTTGTGGAAGATCATTTTTGACACAACACTTGTTACGCGCGCGTTAATAGGTATATTTATTAAATATAATTAACTCTATAAACATATACTACTTTCTAATATCTCTATCCGTACACAGAACCTCTCCTGACGTCGAGCTCCTGTGTACTCCACTTAAAGTCTCTATTTAATAAAACATTGCTTTTTACCGCCAAGGTATGGTGCCGTCAGGCAGGATACCGCAGGCTAAACATGGTAGAAGCCGTATCCTATACCGGAAGCCGGTACCCCGGTAGGGGGATCGGGTGGAGCAGAAGCCAAAGAAGAAAAAGCGAGGTCTTGTACGATCGCTCGCGCTCCGGCCGTCCGTATCTTCTACGGCAGGCTCCATCGCCCAAGGCTTCCCATTTCCCCTTGGCTTTATATCCCATAACATAGCAAGAAGGAATCCAAAGGGAAAAGGGGTGGTCATGTCCCTTGAGGCAGGATAGGGCTGTCCACCGCCGCTCGGAGGCATGTATGGTCTGTGCTCCACTGGCCTCATTGCCGTGTCTTACGGTGGACTTATCTGGCTTTCCTCCGCCACTTCCACCTCCTTTTCCCATTTGGATGTTCTTAAATACATGTTAATCAGCATATATTATGTTGATTATGGCATAATTTCTTGACAACGATATTTTTTTTAAGTAGTTTTGCTGAAAACTAATTTTATATGTCGGAACAGAGGAAAGCTTTCGTATTTGCGTTGCCTTACGACACTAGGCTGGATATGATCCAGCAGTTCTTAAGGATATACAACGGCTATCTGGATTCTAAGGGTAAGAGCTTGATTACAGAAAGAACGATAAACTTACTTTCTTTCTACATCAACTACGGATACTCGGATGATACCAGGGCTAAGTACATGGATTGTCATGGACAGAAGGAATCTTACGTCGCTGTCCTGAACAACGAGCTTAAACGTGGGGGTTTTCTGGTGGACAAGAAGAACGGGAACTTCCGTACCCGTGAGCTGTCTATTGAGATGAGAAGCTTACGTAACTATTTTATTCTTGACGGGGAGGGTGATGATACCCGTGTAATGGGGTTTGTGTTCAAGAGAAACAAATTGGATATTGATGGGTAGGAATCTTATTTCATTCGATAGGGATATCGTGGATGAGGTGGTAAGAAGATCTGATGGGAAGTTTACCAAACAACAGGTAGAGTGGTGCATGAAAGCATCCGTATCTTATATCCATCATCTCTCCAGATATACCGATAATATATCTATCAGGATCCCGTTTATCGGATACGTTATATGCAATCTTCGCGAGATGCGGGTAAGACGTGATAAGATACGTCGGATATTTGTCAAGGAAGGTAATCGTTATCCGGATGAAAGGATGCCTATTGAGCTTGATTGTCTGGATAAGAAGATTAAGGCGATAGAGGATATGGAGGGGTTGAAGAACGGAGATCCTCTTATACGTGATAACCATGAGGCCATGTATCAATGTCGGTATGGAATGACATGGGAACAATTACAGGATTTTCAACAAAAACAATTTAAGAAATAATATGCAAACAATCGGTAAAGCCCAAGTAATAGCCCAAGCTTGGGAAGACAGTTTATTGGGCAGGATTCCTAAGGATAAGAAAGATTACCCTGAATGGTATAAGAATCGTCTTGAATTATGCAAGAAATGTCCTAAGAACTCTTCTAATATCAGGTTCTTTAAATTGCCGCCTAAGGTATTATTCCATAGATTGATTGGAAGACCGGGATGCTCGTTGTGTGGTTGTTTTATCAAGGAGAAAGCTTGGATGAAGACCGAGGTATGCCCGTTGAAGTTCGTGGAAGGAGAGAAAGCCAAATGGAACGCTATGGAGGTCATAACCGCCGATCATAATGATTTTAATATTGAGAGTCTTAATGATAAGTTTGATGTTGGATTATCGGATGAGGGAAATGAGTTCTATATAAATCTTTTCGACCAGAAGATAGGAGATAAGGTCGAGATCGTGTTGTTCATAACTCATAAGGATGGGTTCCATGTAAAGGAGCATCATCTTGGATGTGGATGTATGGGTGACGTATCGTACAACAATCATCCTGATAATGAGAATAGGACCATATTTCGTATGACATTGGATACATCAAATTATTCGGAAGGTCATTTTGAGAAACATCTATCTCTTACCGGTTATACGAAGGACGATCCTGAACGTAATTTCAAACATTTCCCGTTACGTGTTATAGGGGAAGCTTATAAATAATGCCATGAGAAATCTCGTGAGAAGCAAGATAGATGACCGTATCCATGCCCTTATTGTCATGGAAGTCGGATGCCGTGAGTTACCTGAATATTCATTGGGTGATATACTTTACTCCGCTTTAAGGAGAGTTGCTAAGGCTAATGGTGGTAACGTACGCTTCTTGCGGGATATTAGCACCAGAGATTTATTAAGAATAATAGATCAGAGTATCAGTGATGAGATTGAGTTAAACAACAATGATTATAATGCGTAATATGGAAGATAAAGATATAAAAACAGAGATTAGAGATTATCTTAAAGAAGAGGCGGATACCCATATAAGGCATTGGATAGCCATAAAACGTGAGAGCAAGCGTCTGTATAGCGATATTGAGGATAGGACTAAGAAGATAGCCCTTAAATCATCTTCGTTGATAAAAGAGGAGGATTTTGTCGTTCTTCATGAGATGACTCATAAGATACAGATGTTGAATATAGAGGCTGTAAAAGTCAATTCTAGGTTGATGTTCATAATCCAGTTGGCTACCAGCTTCGGTATGGATCTGGATTTAGATACGACATATGCGTCCACCGCCAAGAGCATTATAGAAGACAGAACGTCTGGATTCGTGTTTTATGATGACAAGGAACGCCTGAGATACGCTGACAAGGAGCTTGAGGATATGTTCCATGACATGAGCGTGACGGAAGTAAGTAAGATCGGGGTTGTTCAATCTTATAAGCTTCTTATGAAACAGTATAACGAGTTTAAGGACATGAAAGCCAATGCCACAGGGAAGACGAAAGCCGACGAGTAAGGACGTCGATCGGGTAAATGATAATCTTGAGGTCATAGCCAAGGCCGTGGATGACGCCAAGACGTATATCGCCAAGCATCCATGGGATAAGGAGAAGCATGAGGATATGGCTAGGGCGTTCGATTTCATATCCAAGCTGATCGATAAGATCAACGTATGGAATGACTCGTATATGGAGAAGAGTGGGATAATGGATGTATACAGGAGTGTAAGCAATGTCCAGAAAAAGGAACGTAAGGGACAGGTTTCCGGTGGTATAGAATCCGTATTAAAAAATATGCGATCATGAGTTTAAGCACGAGTCCAGAATTTTATGTAAATATGAAGAATCCCCCTGTATGGAACGATCTGTTCGGTTGGGAGGATCAGGATGATGATGTTAAGCAGTTTTTCACGGAGGAGGCTTATAAGGTCAAGAACGGGATAACTATCAACGGTACGTTCATCCCGCCATGGCTTTATTGGCATGTTAATTTCTTTCCCGTATTTCAAGATCTTCCAAATGGGGAGCGTGTTCCGGCTATCAGCCGGTTACGTGATAATGAATGGTTTTTCGCCGAGATGTACCAACGTGCCCGTCAGGAGAAGAAAGGGCTGGGGATGTTCGGTACCCGTCGTTTTGGGAAGGCCCTTCTGGACTCGGAGCTGATATATACTCCTTATGGACCTAAGAAGATAGGGTTCGCTGATATCGGTGATATCATATATGGCGATGATGGTAAGCTTACGACTATAGTAGGCGTATACCCTCAAGGGTTCGTTGATATGTATAAGGTGACGTTTGAGGACGGGCGCAGTATAGTATGTTGCGGTCAACATCAGTGGAAGGTTAAATATCATGGTGATTATAAAGTCATGAGCACTATGGGTATCATCCACTCTGACTTCCAGAAGATGACTATAGACATAGGGGAGGCCGTGGATTTCCCCGAGCGGCGGTGGCTGATGTCGCCCCAGCTCCTTGGGTCTCTGACCGCCTCTTTTCTTTGTGGATCTACCGACAGGATCTTCGAGTTAAGCAATAAGGAGATGGATGATATTATTTATTCATCCAAAAAACAGAAAGAGTTGTTTATAAGCTCATTCATGAAGATAGCTTGCGGCATAAGTACTGGTGACGATCGTTTTAAGGTCGTTTACAAAAGTGAGTATATTATATCCTTCGTAAGAAGAATATTCTGGTCTATGGGATATTATTGCGTCATGGATGGTGATGATATGTATATATCTAAGACCCATAACAGGCTTAGGATATCCGATATAGATTATTACGGGAAGTATAAAGCTACTTGTATTGAGGTCGATAACAAGTCCCATCAGTTCCTTACCACTAATTTTGTCGTATCCCATAATACGACTATCATGTCATCCCTTCTTCAGATGAACGCTACCATGACGATCGGGCTTAGTCATTCCGTGGTAGGTTTCAGCGATAGCGATTTATCTAATATAGGTGAGTATTGTGAGTATGGTCTTGATCATGTGCATCCTTTTTTCAGGATTAACAGGACCAAGACCGATTGGAGTTCTGGTGTCACCTTAGGCAAGCGTATGTCCAACGGGGTTCGTGATGTTCATGCCATAATATCCATAGCCAACATCAACATGGGTAGGAAGACCTCCACTCAGAAGACGGCTGGTTTGACACCGGCTACGGCTATTTTCGACGAGGTAGGTAAGGGACCTATCAAGAAGCCGTACACTGCCGCCATGCCTTCCTACGACACTCCTTACGGCTGGCGTCTTAGCCCTATCTTGGCCGGTACCGGTGGTGAGGTAGAATTATCCAAGGACGCTCAAGAAATGTTTTCTGATCCTGAGACCTACAATCTTCTGGTTATGGACTGGGATATTTTAAATCGTAGAGCCATGAAAGGGAAAACATGGAAAGAACGGAAATGGGCGATGTTCGTTCCAGGTCAGATGGCTAACTCCGGTGTTAAGAGAACTATAGGATTGGGCGATTATCTTGGTAAGCCTGATGACAAGAAGCTTAATAAGATCAAGATCGACGCTACTGATTTCGAGGCTAGTACCAATAAACTTAATGAGGAACGGAAGAAACTATCTACAAAAGATAGGGTTGCGTACACTTCTCATACTATGTTCTATCCATTTACGATCGACGACTGTTTTTTAAGCTCGTCCCAGAACCTATTCCCGGTCGAGTACGCTATCAAGCATAAGAATGATCTTCTTGAGTCAGGGCAATATAGCGGCATGCTGTGTGATGTTTTTCTTGAATCGGGGAATAAACTTGGTACTACTAAATCGAATAAGCAATTGGCTGGTTTTCCGTTTAGCGGTGGTGTTATTGACGCTCCTGTCCAGATATTCGAGATGCCTCAATCCAATAGGTTTGATGACTTTATTTATGTAGCAGGATGTATGCCTCCCGGAGAAAGGGTGTTGACCCCTGATGGATATAAGAATGTAGAGGATGTTGACTATGATGATTTCTTGGTTAATAATGAAGGGGATAATGTTAGGATACGCAAGAGACTTGTCAGAAATATGGTCGAAGAGGATCTTTATTCGATAAAGATGTATAATGGCGTAAGAATAAATAGATTTACTTCTGATCATCCTATTTTTGTTTCTGATCATAAGACCGTAGGGAGAAGGGTTAGGGAAGATTTATTCAAGTTTGATTACATACCTGTCAAGGATATAAAAGAGGGACAGTGGACAAGGATCCCAAATATGTATGCCGAAGAAAGGATGGATATTCCGGGATTTAGGGATTATATGCTTTCTGATGATTTTTGGTGGTTTGTCGGGATGTGGCTAGGGAATGGATGGATTGATAAGCAGTGTCGTGTACAGATGGCTATTTGTTTTGACTATCCAGAAGAGAGGGATAGGTATTACAAGGTTATAGATAATCTTTTTGGTATTAAGCCTTCGGAGAGATGCAGGAAGGGTAATTGGGAATTAAATTTTAAGCATGTTTATCTAAGCGAGTGGCTTGTTAATAATTTTGGTAAATATTGTTATGGTAAATATATTCCTGAATTTGCTAAATACCTCCCGTTTAGCATGAAGGTTAGTTTAATTCATGGATATCTGGATACGGATGGATCTATCCATAATGATTTTCGCAATTATTCGGGCATGGATTTCGTAAGTGTCAGTATGGATCTTCTTGAGGGTATACAGGATATATTGTTATCTCTTGGAGTAGTTGGAGGTATATCCATAATGAAAAAAAATAGGGCTGAATATATAGATGGCAATAAGGTTAAATCTCAAAGATCATGTTATCATTTAAGGATAGGCCATAACTATACTGTGTATTTCAGGAAGTTGGTTGAGACATTAACTCCTGATTATATATCTAAATTGTCTAAAGTATGTATGGATACCAGCACAAGAAAAAGTCCTTCCACAGGTATATTTATTAGTAATGATAATAAGTATATATATGTCAGGATATCATCTATAACTAAAGAAAAGTATACCGGTCCTGTGTATAATTTTGAATGTGATACGAATAATTATTTATTAAGGAATATATCTGTTCACAATTGCGACCCCTACAAACAGGCTAAGTCGGATACGCCCTCATTAGGTGCTTTTTATGTATTCAAGAGACGTGTTGGTATTCGAGATCCTTATGCCTATAGAATAGTTGCCTCTTATGTATCTCGTCCATCATCCATAGATCAGTTTTGCCGTACGTGCGAGGTGCTTCAGAAAGGATATGGTGCTATATGTCTTATGGAGAACGCTGACCAGATGTATGAGCAGTACCTTAACCGTAAAAGCGGTATGCCAGCGTCTTTCTTCCTGTTTGCTGGTGAGGCAATAGCCAATAAGTATGTGAAGGCCGGCTCCCGGCAGAACAGCAAGTTAGGTCTATATCCTACCCCCGGTAACCAGAACCTGCTATTCTCGTGTGTCGTGGATTACTGTTGGCAGGATTTCGTTATTGGTTATGATGATAGTACCGGTCTTGATATAACGGTTAAAGGTATTGAGTTGATTGATGATATAGCTCTTTTGGATGAGATAATACAGTATAAGCCCGGATTGAACGTCGATAGGATAATAGCCTTCGGGCATGCGTTGGTTCTCGCTAGGTATTTTGATGATAATAACTACATGCCTAAATCGAAGATAGATGAGATGAATAACGCCCGCAAGGAAGACGCTTATAAGCACCATGAGATATATGCCTCTGCCTTTGGATCGGTATCTATAGGAGCTTTTAGGTAAATGCGTGTTGATTAAACGCCTATCTTTAGGTGATTATATATCGGTTTGCACCGATATAATTTGACGCTTCACAGCCCCGGCCAACGCCAGCGACTCCACGTCCCCTACCCGGTTCACCACCGGTGACGTATTTTATTGGGTTAGAAGATTCTGTTTTTCTAACCCAAATTTTTTTATATTCCTAGCAGCGAGAAGATCTCTATCATTTACAGCCCCACAAGAAGGGCAAGTCCAGATACGATCGGATAATTTAAGATCCCGATGTACGTATCCACATTCGCACATCTTGGAGCTAGGTTCGAATCTTCCTATCCGAATCAAATTCACTCCCTTCCAATCTGACTTATAGCTTAATATTCTAAAGAACTCGCTCCATGAGCATGAAGCGATGCTATTAGCCAGCCTATGATTCTTCATCATCCCCTCCACGTTAAGATCTTCAATAACCACGGTTTGGTTCTCGCCTAGGATATTGTTGACAACATGGTGTAGGAAGTTATGTCTTTGATTCGATATATGCTCGTATGCTTTGGTTACAGCTAATCTAGCTTTTTCTCTTCTTAGGCTTCCTTTTTGCTTGCGAGTTAATCTCCGTTGTAAGCATGCTAAACGTGCGGAAGATTTTTCCAGATATTTCGGGTTCTCGAAAACCGAACCGTTCGATAATGTCGCGAATGTCTTTATCCCCACATCTATACCTACAGTCGTATCCGGATTTATAGAAGACTTGTCTGGTAATTTAAGACCGTTATCTACAAGGATACTGATATAGTACTTATTTGTAGGTGACTTGGATACAGTAACAGTTCCTATCTTTCCTTTAAACACTTGGTTAGAGTAGAATCTTACCCATCCTAATTTCGGTAACTTAATCCTGTTGTTATCGAAATCGATATGGACATTGAGGATATTCTTGAACGATTTCCTTGATCCTCGCTTTGATTTGAACTTTGGAAAGCCTTTCTTCTCCCTAAAAAATCTGGTGAAAGCTTGATCTAAGTTCCTTATTGACTGCTGTAGACATTCATTAGATACCTCATTGAGCCAAGTATATTCCTCTTGTTTCTTCAAATCAGTTAATTTCTTGCATAAATCATGATATGTAAGCGATTTTTTATCATCTTGATACGCTTCTATTTTAGTCTGCAAAGCCCAGTTATAGATAAATCGGGTTGATCCGAAAGTTTTCTCTATTAATGAGATTTGTTCGGATGTCGGATTTAGTCTATATTTATAAGCTTTTAGCATATCATTATCTTTTGATACAAAGATATGATATAAAAAGTAATTATATACGATTTTACTTATGTTATACAACATAATAGTGTAAAATCGTATATAGTCACCTAAATTATGGTGATTATATATAACTTTACACCAGTTTTATATAGTCACGATTAACGAACGATACCGGAGGTACGCCGGGAATTAAAGCACGTGGAGAGACCTCTTCAGAAACCATCTCGTGAAGATAGTTTCACTAATGTCCCGATGAAGCGTGAAAATATGCTTTTGGTGTAGAAAAGTATATAAGTACCTAAATTAGATTGGCATGGATATTTTCAATAGAGATCATTCGTTTCCAGCAAAAGGAGCGTTATTAGGATTACCTCCTCAGGCTATTTCCACGAAGAAAAAGAACAGGAAATGGAAGGAGGATTGTATGGACGCTCTTGAGACGATAGGGTTGAAACAGTATGATCGCAACCAGATGTACCGTGACTATTATCTGATGGCGGATGGTAAGTTATCTTTTATGGAGATGGCGGATGTTATCCCTCAGTTAAGGAACGTGCAGAAGCTAAGGAGCGATATAAGGATACCTTCTTTCTTGAAACATTATGATATCATAGGTGGTATCGTAAACGCCTTTGAGGGATGGCTGACAAACCTACAGGATAAGTATACGGTTAATGAGGTAGGTGATATGGCTATAAGTGAGTATGAGGATACGATGTCAAACTTACTTCATCGTCATATACAAGAACAGTGGGATATTATCGTTAATCAGCGTCTTGTAGAGGCTGGTCTTGATCCTACGTACAATGAGTTTAACTCTGAGGAGGAGCGTCAGGCTTATGTTCAGCAAATCCAACAGGCCAAGACGTCTATGACCCCTGATGATATCCAGAGGTTCATGAGTACCAGATGGAAGACGCAGGCGGCTGTATGGGGAGATCATACGATCGAGGCTGATCGTAGCCGGTTTTATATGGATGAGCTTGACAGGGAGAATTACAGGGATCGTCTTCTTAGCGGAAAGATGTTCCGGAACCATTTCGTTGGCTTCGACTATTATCGTCCGGAGGTATGGAGTCCGATGGAGGTTTTCCATCCTGATGTGAAATACCCGCAATATGGATCTTATGTAGGCCGTCTTCATTATTACGAGGGTGTTGAGTTGATATCAAGATACGGCCATAAGATGACGGCCAAAGACAAGCGTCGGATTATGGGAGGTGACGATGATTATGAGGGATGGGTATCTAATGACGGTGCTAGGTATGATTGGAAGAAAAAGAAACCGTCTATTACCGGTATGTATGAGAATGAGGTTATTCCATGGAAAGGATACCATGACTATGAGTCTATAGTCGCCGCTGAGGACTATTATGGTGTGCCGATGGGAGAGTACCATACCTTCGGACCTGACGGGGAGGAACACACCCAACCCCGCTTCTTGCCCCGCTTCCATCCCTTTGGATATTTCAACTCCGGTATGGCCGATGGTAAGAGATATGAGATAGACTCTCGCCTTTTTAGGGTTATGGAAGGATATTGGGTATCCATGAAACCGGTATTCTTAATAACTTATATGACAGAGACCGGGATGGTTGATCAGGAACTTGTAACCGATGAGTTGCTCCCGGAATTCTTGGAGAAGAATGGCATAAAGAAAGTAAAGAGGGTCATGGCAGAAGCCGTCAGTGATCCTGAGGTGAACACCTATATCTTGGAGTATGTCCCTGAGGTTAGGTTTGGCGTTAAGATCACCGGAGGTAATTTAATGGATAAGCCTATATATATTGGTGGGGATCCAATACCTCATCAGATACATGGTGATAGCAGTCTGTATGATTATGTCATTCCGGTTTCTGGATTTATAGGGTCTAGTCTCGCTGATCGCATACAGCCGTTCCAGATGATGTATAACCTTGCTATGAACCAGCTATACAATAACGCCGAGAAGGAGATCGGTAAGTTCTTCTTAGGCGACTTAGGATTCCTGCCTACGGAATATAAGGATATGATGGACAAGAAGGGAGCTTTGGCTACTTTTATGCAGATCGTTAAGTCCGTCTCATTTATGGGTGTAGGTGGTAATGACACAAACAATCCTTACCAGAATCCGCAGATGAGCAGCATATATAATCAGTTCGGTGTATATGATCTTACTAATACGGATCAGATAAGATCCCGTATGGAAATGGCGTCTTACGCCTATATGATGGCTTATAGGATGATAGGTATATCCGAGCAAGCGATGGGTCAGTCAACTAGATACGAGAGTTCTACGGGCGTAAAACAGGGAGTTAACGCTACTATGCTACAGACCCAGACTTACTTTAATGATTTCGATGACTTCAAGAAACGGACATTGGATATTCATCTAGCCGTGGCTCAAGTATGCCAGAAGGAAGGATACGATTGGACCGTGATGTACAGGAACAGCGATCTGTCCTTGGCTTACGTCAGTCTTACGGATAATAGCTTGTCGTTACGTCATCTTAATGTTATGGCTGTCTCTAATTCCAAGAAACGTCTGGAATTGGAGAATTTGAAGCAATATATATTACAGACGAATACTTTGGGCAATGACTTGCTTGATATCACTAGAATGATGAATGCCAACTCGACGGCTGAGATGAATCAGATAGGAAGGGATGCCAGATCTTACGCAGATCGTGTAAGACAGGAGGAGTACCAGAATCAACAACGACTTGTACAGCAAAAAGCCGAGGCCGATCAACAGGTTCGTAATGACGAGCATGAGAAGGAGAAGGAGCTGGCTTATATCAAGGGTAACTTCGATTTACGGGGTAAGAGCATAATGGCCGCCGGTCAAGCGGCTAGGACACAAGATAACGAAGAGGGTATGGATTATGTGGAAGCTATAGCGGATCGAGCCTTGAAGGAAAGGGATCTGGATATCCGTGAGGAGGATATGAGAACCAGACAGGCTAATGCCGAGGCTGAGCGAAGATCTCGTGAGGAGATAGAGAAAAGGAAGTTGGAATTAAAGGAAAAGGAGATAGATGCTAGGAATAAACGTTCTGATACAGATAGGTTTACGTCAATAATAAACAAGAATTGATTACAGGTTTTGTAAATATTTTTACAAAATCTGTAATCATTTTGGCGTAAAATTCTGTCATATACTATAATGGGTTTGATTTAATTGGTAATTGGATTAATAATACTTTTGTAAAAAGCAAAAAAGGAAATTGTATGAATGACATGGGTGATTTCGCTAAAGGTTTTAAGACCATGAGTGTCGAGGAACTTTTTTACCGTGGTGACGGTGATGGCGATAAGAATAATATCGAGGGTAAATATGATAAGGATGGTAATCCTATAGGTGATTCCAAGGAAGAGCCTGCCGACGGCGGAGCGGCTGACGGTGGCGGGGATAAGGGCGGCGATGCTACCACCCCAAACCCTGATTCCCTTGGCGAAGGAGGTACTGATAATAATGTAGTATCAGTATTTAACGGAAAATCTTTTTTGGAGAAGATGGCCGCTAGAGGTATTATCGATAGTATTGACAACCTTGATATTATGGTAGATGATAAACCGGTCGATCTTTCTACTATCACTAAAGAGGATGATTTACTCGATATAGTGGAGGGATTGATCAAGGATAAGGCTGATGAGTTGTTGAAGGATAAGGTTGATACCGGTTCTATGTCTGACTTTATGAAGAAGATGATAGAGGTGGATAAGGCCGGTGGTAACGTTGGCCAACTATTAAGCCAATATCAGAACATTCAGGCGCCGTTGGATAACCTTGATATGAGCAACAAGAATGATCAGCTTGCGGTCATCCAGCATTATTATAAGATGTTGGGTATGCCGGAAGACGAGATAAAGGATAATATGGAGATGATGATCGGCAAGGGCGATGAGTTTATTGAGTCCAAGGCCAATAAGTTCCATGATATCCTGAAAAAGGAGATGGATAACCTTATCGAGGAGGAGAAGAAAAAATCCGAGAAAAGGAAACAGGAGTTGATTGAGCAGATGAAGATCTATAAGAAAGGTCTTAAGACATCTATAAGCTCAGGGTTCCAGTTGACCGACACGATGATAGGTAAGGCTGTCGATTTCGTTACCAAGCCGATAGACAATCAAGGCCATACGGCTATAGATAAAGCTTATTCGGAGGCTATCAAGAATCCGGACATGGCCGCTGATCTGGCTTTGTTCTTGATGAATAAGGACGAGTTCCTTAAACAGAAGACTAACAAGGCTAAGATGGAGGTTAATAAGAAGACCATCACTCTTCTTTCTGGCAATAAGGGAGGAAAGCAGAATAAAAATAATATCGATAATGATACTATAGAGGCTAACTTCCTTGATCTGAGTGGATCAAAGAGTGTATAACATTAAAAGATAGATAATTATGAACCCTTTTTTGACAAAAAGTTTTCCGGCTACCGTGAATGGTGATAACGTTATTGCCTTCACCGATGCCAAGAACTATAAGACATCGCTCGTAGAGCATAACTTAGGCTCATTGGCGAGCTGGTATTACGAGGATCCGGACAAGAATCATTTGGGTCTGTTGAACTTGTTCTCTAATATCGCCAACTACCCTGTTCCGATGTATATGGGTATGATTAATAACGGTGCTACGATTTCCGTTAACGGTATCGGCGCTTCTTTCCGTTATGATCTTCCCGTTACAAAGACATTCGCTGTAGTTACGGCGGAGGATACTTCGACTCATCATCTGAAACCGGGTATTGATGGAAGTTTGTTTGATATCGTTTTGAATACATCTGAGTTTACGGCTTATGATGTCATCACCTATGACGCCGCTAACGGCTGTAATATCCTTATATCTGGTGAGATCCCTTCAAAAACAGAAGGTGATTTGACGCGTTATTGGGGTCGTGTTATCGGCGGAAAGGCCAAATACTTCCCTAAAGAGAAATTACGTCCGGGTATCCGTTATTGGAAGATCGGTCATGCTCTTGGTGAGTACAGTACCCAGTTCTCTAAGGTATCTGGAGCTGACAAGGCCGGTTCCATGACTTGTGAGTTCCGTTTAGGAAACCACCGTGGTGTTGAGGGTGAGACAACTATGTACGCTGGTATGAAGTCCATGCAGGCCGCTCAGAATAGCACTTCAGAGTTCGTGGAGACCGCTCTTCGTCGTATGAATGCCATGAGAAGTGAATACGAGGGTAATATTCCTGATTTGGCTATTATCGGTAGGACTGTTAATGGTAGACTTGATTTACGTACGGCTAAGGTAGCGTCCACGCTGGAGGTATTCTGTATGGCTGAGTTGGTTAAGCTGGAAGCTAGACAGTTAATGTGGCAAGAAGGTGGTATTATCATGGATCAAAATGGTCCTATCCATTTGAATGAGGGTATCTACCGTCAGCTTCGCCGTGGTTATACTATCTACTATAGCCGCCCGATGGGTATTACTAAGGATACGCTTATGGCTGCCGCAGCTTATATTTTCCGTGGACGTCAGGATCTTCCTATTACGGAACGTAAGATTAAGTTCAAGGTAGGAGCTATGGCTATGATTAACTTAGAGAAGTTGATCAGGGAATCGTTCTTCACTACCTTGCAGAACTTAAGCTGGGGTATGGGAAGCGATAGGATGTTGCCTTCTAATCCTATTTCCGGTACTAACGACGCCATGATCTTAGGTCCTGTTCAGGTTAAGGGAGCTTTCATCCCGGGCATCGGTAATGTTGAGTTCGAGCATGATCCTTCTTTGGATTACGCCGACATGACAGATCGTAGCGAGTTGGTGAATGGCATGTATCCTAGATCCTCTTATTCTTGTATTATCGAGAATATCACTGACGCTGGATCGACTAACGCGTATTCCGCTATTCCTAATACGGCTAACGCTAAGTTAGGTAATATGAATAACAACGTATTTTATATCAAGCCAGAAGGCGTAAGCATGTGGTGGGGTTATGAGTACGGTCGTTGGGCGCACAAAGCCAACGGAAATGAGATCGTATCATCCTTGCCGGGCATGAAAGAGCAATTCTGGTGTCACTCAGCTTCCGCGGCTTGGGTTATGGATAACAGCAAGTTCTTGATCATCGAGCTTCAACCGAACTACTTCGGCTAAGTTTTTTTTCATATGTAATTTGGTTTTTAGAGGGGAGGATATTCCTCTCCTCTTTTTTTAGGAAAGTAACGCAAAAATAAGGAAATGAAAGAGATTTTAAAATCAAAGAAGGTATTGGTCGAGGTAAACGGCTTCAATATCATGTCAGATACCTTGTATGAGGTAGTAGGTAAACACGACGGAAGCGCTCCGCAGGCCTTCCAAGATGCCAATATAGCCAAGGCTCCGTTCCCGGAGAATGCTACTCACGTATGTTGCCCGTGGGATGATTTCTCCAAGGCCTATAACACCGGTTTTTATCCAAGATCAAGATGCTATAATGGTCTTGACAAGAATGAGATCGACAGGCTCGTCAAACAGCGGGTAGATAATATCATGAAGCCTTTCGAGGAAATGTCACAGATGGATCTATCTCAAACCAATTTAGAATTTTGGGATGACGCTAAGGATAAGATCTTCATGGGTAAGGTTTATAATACGGCTAATACCGTAGATCTATTTTATTTATATCTGGCTGTATTTTCCGGCATGTTGACTCCTCAGGAAATGGATGGCGATCCTGTCTTCATGAACTCCATGTTCTGTTTCGTGGAGAAAGACAATATGAAGGATTTCGTTCAGCAGCGTGAGATCAATAAGATGAACATCAGCTATAAG